GTGCTAAACGATACCAAAATAAAAGCCTTAAAAGCTAAAGACAAAAAATACTATATTGCTGATTTTGACAACCTACTTCTTTGTATTTATCCGAGCGGTAAGAAAACTTTTATATTTAATTATAAATGTCCTAAAACTTTAAGATACAAAAGAATAACTCTAGGAGAATACCCTACTCTCAATCTTGCTAACGCTAGAAAACAAAGAGATAATCTAAAAGTAAATTTAGCTGAAAATGACAGTATAAGAGAAAAGTCTGAAATAACATTTAAAGAATTAGCATTGGAAAAAATGGATCTTAAAAAACTTGAATTAAGCGAAAAAACCTACAAAAGCTATATGAGTTATTTACAAAGATTTGCTTTTGGAATTTATGGAGAAATTATATTAGATAAATTGCAAATCAAGGATATTTTAAAAAGTTTTGAAAAATTTAGAAAAGAAAATATAAGAGAAGGTGCCGATAAGTTCTTTACTCTTTTAAATGAAATTTTTAGACATGGTGTTATAAAAGAATATATTAAAAGTAACCCCATGGCAAATCTAAATAGAAAAGAATTGCTTATAAATAAAGCGAGTAAAAATCATGCCACCTTGTTGGAAACTAAAGAAATTAAAGCATTAATAGATAATATAATTGATTACAAGGGATATATTAGTGTAAAAATTGCAGCAATGTTTTCTTTATTAACTGCACAAAGAAGCTTTAGTATAAGAAGTGCAAAATGGGAAGATATTGATTTGGATAATGGCGTTTGGTATATACCGCAAGAAGATATGAAGATGAAAAGAGCACATACTATACCTTTAAATTCTCAATGTGTATATATGCTTAAAAAATACAAAGAGATGGGTATTAATACGGGTTATTTATTTTATAGTTTAAGAAGTAAAAGTGAAATTATAAGCGATAACACAATTAGATCCATGTTTAGAAGAATGGGCTACTCTAATGATGATTTTACACCTCATGGCTTTCGTGCTATGTTTAGCACCCTAGCCCATGAAAATAGAAATAAACACCAAATGAGTAGCGATATTATAGAATTGTGTTTAGCGCATGTAGAAAAAAATAAGATTAAATCTGCGTATAACCATGCTTTAAATTTAAAGGAAAAAGCTATCCTTATGCAGTGGTGGGGAGATTATCTTGATGAGATTGCTGATCTAAATCAACAAGTCCGAAATATTTTTTTATAAAATTTTCAATATCATGCTTAGGATACAATCCTGAGCAATTTCTATGTTGTTTAAACTCTCTAAATTTGCCTTGTTTGGCGTATTTGTGAACTATAGGCTCTTTTACTTTTAAAAGATTTGCAACTTCTTTTCTTGTGTAATAATCTCCGATATCTAATCTAATCATTTTCAACTCCCAATCTTTTATCTATAATTTCAAAAATAGTATCCTTATAATAATTCCAAAGCCATTTCTGTTCTTCATCTTCTAAATCATCAACGCTTAAATTACGCCATTCTTTTATTGTTTTAGTATCACAACCTAAATTCATCATAGTTTTTGTAAAAGTCATAACATAGGTATCCAAGACAACGCTAAAGATATTTTTCATATCTCCTATACAATCTCTAAGATTTACATTTTCAAATATACAATTTTCAAATTCTGTTCTTAAAAAATTACAAAAATGAAAACTTGCTCCGCTGAAATCGCAATCTATAAAAGATGCATTCTTGCTTGAAATATCATTTAAGTTAGCGTTTTTAAAACTAGCACCATTTATAAATGCATTATTAAAATCTAATTCACTTAAATTTATATTTTCCAAGTTTGCATTATTTAAAGAAATCCCTTCTAAAATACAACACTCAACTAATTCTTTTTCGCTTTTCCTATCATTTTCGATAATGATAGTTTCATCAAGTCTTTTTAAAATTCCCATTTTAACTCCTTAATTATTTTTTCTAAAAGCTCAATTTTTTTAATATTTAATTCCAAGATTTTAATATTTAACTCTAATGTTTTTTTGTTTTGTTCTAAAAGCTCAACTTGTGCTTTTAGATATTTATAGTTAAAAAACATCAGAATGAAAAATAATATAAAAAGCAAAACTAAGATGGTATCTTTCATTGTGTCAATCTTTCTTTAATTTCGTTAAATTGTATTTCTGTCATTTTCCTTCCTTTAATAAATCCGCATTTTCATGAATATTACCTATGATTTCGATATTTGCAATATCTTTCATAAAGCATTGAAGTTCTTTATTTTTCAATATTCTAAAACCAAGAAAATTATCAATTCCTATACAACCTATGCTTACTTTTTTAGGTAATTTTTTAATCATACCTTTATCCAGAAGCTCATGTTTAAATATATAAACATATTTAATAACATCCCCTTCATAAATCTTTTTTCCGTTTTTATCAAAATAGCCAGTCCATAGCTCAATTTCATAATCTATAGTAGGTTTTTCATATGTTGATTGATTAAATACGCTAGTTATAAAACCTAACGACTCTATTATACTTCCTGCTTCATAGGTTTTAGAATTATTGTTCCAAACCCTAAAATCAAAACCACTTAGTTTCATTTTTAACTCCTTAATATTTTTTTCCATTTTTCTTCGCATTTTTCATAATTTTTCCAATAATTAAGCTCTTTTTCAAGCTTATTTAAAACAGTTTCAAACACTAAATTTTTACCTATTTTTTCAGCAAATAAACTCATTTCCCATTCTTTTATGCAAAGAATTCCATAATCTTTTGCTAAGATTTTTCTAAGCTCTAACAATTCTTTTTGACTAAGCTTTCTTTTAAAACTCAACTTATTTTTATTTTCTAAGTCGTATTGTAAAGCTTTAATTTTATTTTCATAATGTTCCTTTTGTTGTGCTAACTGAGATTTATAACCTAATTTTTGATGATGATTTAAAGAATTAAGCCTTAGATTTTCATCGCTTAAGCTTTTAAATCTAGCTTGTGTTTGCTCTCTTAAAAGCTTAGCTACTTTCTTGCGGTATTCTTTAGCTTTAAGGCTTTTGATAAAAAAGCCAAGCATATAAACACCTTCTAAAGTCCATTTGACTACTCTTTGTCTTCCACCTTTGGTTTGCTCATAATCGTAGAAATAATGTACATTTTCTATAAGTTCATCAGAGTGTAAATTTTTGTGAGACATTATTGTAGTGTTATCTACTGCGTAGTTATATGCAACTTCTGTATTTAAAAAACTTCTAGTGATTTGACAAATTTCACATTGTAATAAATTCATCTTAAACCTTTCATTTTTGAAAATATTTAAGGAAATTATATATTATTTATGAAAGTTTGTCAATATATTTTATTCATTTTTGATAAATTATTCTAAAATATTTGCCAAAAATGAAAATAAAGGGTGTGGAAAATTTCCATATCCTTATAATTCTGATATTATTTTATGAGCTTTTTTGATTGTTTCTAACTTTCGCTTTAATTCTATATTTTCAAGCATTGTTTTTAAAAAAAGTTCTGTAAGTCGTGGCAAATCTCCGCTTTTCCAACGTGCTATAGTACTTTCTGGGATTTCTAACATTTCGCTTAGTTGTCGTTGAGTAATGTTTAACTCTTTGCAAACCTTTTTAACAATGTTTTCTTTCTCTTCTGCCATATTACTCCTTTATATCTTTTGGTATAATGCTATGTAATGCTGTAATACGATAAAGCTTAACTAAGCCGTCTATTTTATGTACTGATAAATCTACTAAGTAGTAATTATCGAATGGATTTTTATTGATAAGCTCTTTTGCTTCTTTATCTACTATTTCCGTGCTTATTGCTTTATTTGGAACAATATCATCACATATAGCCTTATCTTTTACTATGCGTTCGCTATCTTTAACTTCTTTCATTCTTATTAAAACATTTTGGAAGTGTTTTTGTTCTTTATCTTCATAGTTTTTGATTTGTTTTGCTGTGGCTATGCCTTGTTTATAAGCGTCTTTGTTTTCTTGATTAATAATAATGCAATCTTTATAATCATTATAAGTAATACTAAGATTTAAATCTTTTTGCTCTGCTAAGGCTAAAATACTTTCTAAGTTTTCAAGGTTGCTTTTGGTTAATGTTTTATCTTCTTTAATCTCTTCTACGCTTTTTTTACTTATATTTTTAATATTGTTAAAAAATTCAAAATAAGCATTTATATTTGGTAGTAATTCTCCAAACATAAGAGCACCACATACAACAAGATTAAAAACATCACTTCCTTTTTCTACTGATTTTAAAGTTGTTTTAATACCGCTAGTTCCTTGAGTTATATAAATATACTCATCTATAGAATTGTTTAATGCCAATAGTGCGTTAGATAAAGTTTTAATATCTATTGGATTATCTTTTTGTATGGTAAATCTTATATTTACATTTTCAATTGCATCTCCCATAATACCTCCTTTACAATTCCTTCATCACCTGCAGAAGTTTCATCTTTAAATATTTCTTTTCTATATTTTTCTAAGTTTTGCATTAATTCTCCTTTATTTAAAACATAATTTTAAGGCTCATTTCTAAAGCCCTATTTACAATACTTATTATAAGCTCATTTAAAACCCCATTTATTGCAAATTAAATTTAAATCCGTATTTGTCTTTAAAAGTTCATCAAAATAAAGCTCTAGTTTATCAATATAAAGTCTAGCGCCTTTTAAATCATCATTTTGTATATTTTTAATTGCTAGATTTTTACTATCTTTGATAAGTCTTTGAAGCTCATCTTTTTTATCTTTAAGCTCAGTTAAACGACCTCTTGCGTAAGTAATTGTTTCTTCTTGCATTTTAATCCTTTATCTCATACAAAATTCGATTAAATCATCAATATCATTTAAATCATTTTTAGAAAAGTATAAATAAGCTTTAGGACTGATTAAAACTCCTGAAAAATCACCATTGTTTTCTTTATCGTATTTTAAAACTTTGCATTCTTTTAGAAAATGAATACAAGAGCTAAAGTCTATTTTATATTCTTTACAATCTTTGTTAAAATCATCTGAAAAAAGTATGCTTTGATTTGGAAAATCATTTAAAAGTGTTTTTATAATACGTTTTGAAATAAACTTAAAAGCTTTTAAGTTTTCCATTATTTCTCCTTTATTTTATTTTATCAAAATTTTACTTAAGCAAATAGACTTCTTTCTATATGTTTAAACATAATTTCATTAGCACTTTTAAAAAAGTCTTTTTTAATCTCAAAGCCATAAGCTTTGCGGTTTAAATTACAGGCTGCTAAAAGAGTGCTTCCGCTTCCAGCACATGGATCTATAACAACATCGCCTGCATCTGTAAAAATAGTGATTAATCTTTCTAGTAATTTAACAGGCTTTTGTGTGGGATGTACTTTAGGAATACCTTCATCTTTTTGCCAATCCATGCAGTTATAAATCATCTTTCCATCATTGTTAAATTTTGGAAGTTTTTCACGATATAAGATTAAAGCATATTCACAATTTCCAACTATTTTCATATTTGCTTTTAAAACTTGAGATGAGCTTTGTTTTCTAAAAACCAAATTTATATAATGATTAAAGCCATATTTTTTAGCTACTTCAATTAACATTGCTTGTTGTTCAAAAGAGCAAAAAACAATCATGCAAGGACTTTTACCGCATTCTTTAGGTTCTTTTATAAGCATTTTTGAGCAAAAGTGCATAAATTCGCTAACTCTAAAATCATTATCTGTATCAAAAAATGCCTTGTTTGCTTTTTTGCTTTCTCCATTTTTATTATCCCCATTTATATACCATTCAGGAGATGAAGCATAAGCATTGTTGCCTAAATTATAAGGAATATCAGCTATTACAAGCTGTGCTTTTGGTATATTATATCTTTTAAAATTTTGAAAGTGGTCGTTATATAAATTTGGTTTCATTCTAACTCCTTAGAAATTTTTCAACATCTTCAAAAGCTTTCACAATAAGCTTTTTTTCATGAAAGAAATTTCTTCCACTTGGCTTACTTTTGTAAATTTTGTAAGCCTTTCTGAGTTCTTTTTTGCTTATGTGATTTTTATAATTTATTTTCTCGATTTTTATTTCATTTTGTTTAGCAAATTCGCAAAAACAAGTTCTTCTTTCACTAAATGGTATGATTTTTACAATTTCAAGATAATTAGAACGGCAAACTTTCATCATCATCTCCTATTTCGATATATTTTTCATTGTTATTGTTTTTTACTTCATTTCCATAAGGATTATAGCTTTGATTTTCTTTTGGAATAAATGATTTATTATTGTCATTATTTAAAGATTTATGCCTTGCTTTAAAAGATTTTATAGATAAAGGTTCTTTATTGTTTATAAACTCATCCATACTTTGCATTTTTTCATTGAAAATTCTATCAAGAAAGATTTTGTTAGCAAGTTCTCCATTTTTACTTAAATATTCTTCTGTTCCAAAACCTAAAACTAAAAGTTTATTAACTAAAGAATTTAGATAAATAACTTCAGTCTGCACTCCAAAAACATTCTCATTTCCCTTTTCGCTAAAATCAAGTTCATCAATTCCAAAGAATTTCATAATAGCGTTTAATTGTCTAAATCCTAAATAATTTTCTTTTTCTCCATTTTTATTGATATAGCTAAAATCGTTATTTTTAGCTACAAAAAGATTAAAAATAGCTAGTTTTTGCTCTTTTCTGGTTAAAAATTCAAAACAAATAAAAGTATTATTGCTTCCATCGCTTGCCAATTTATCATATAAAAAGGCTTTGCGGAAAACTCCGCTATAAAGCCCACCTTCACTTAAATACTCTACGCTTGGCGAATAATTTGCCACTTCAAAACTTGCCTTAAATGCTGGTAACATTATAATCCTCCTTTTAATTGTGTTAAAAATTCATCTTTATTACTTAGAACTTCTTGTATTTTTTCACTTGTAAATAAAGAATGTTTTTTTATAAAATTGTTTTGCTCTTGGGTGTTTAAACCATTATCACTCATAAATTTTCTAAGTTCAGCACCTAAAGCTTTTATCTCTTTTGCTTTATTTTCTAAAGCTATTTTTTCATCACTACCCCAAACTTTTAAATCTTCATTTGGATTTAAAAATCGCTTTTCCTTTATTGTTTCTAATTCACTTTCATCAAGCATTCCAAGTCCGCAAATACTTAAGGTTACACGCCTTTTTGCTTTTGTGATAGCTTTCATTATTGCGTTTGCTAAATTATCGCCACCTAAATTTTTAATATTTAAAGCACCTGTATCGCAATCAGTTCTTCCATCTGGTGTTGCTGCGTAGGCTGTAACCATATAAATATCGCCAACTTGTGCCACCTCTGTTTTTGTAATACTTACTTTTCTTATTTGTCTTAGCTGATCTGTTGCTGATTTATTTGCATATAAAGTAAGTTTGCCATTTAATACTATGTATTCAAAAGGCTTTGTAAGCATGTTTAAGCTTAAACTTTCACAAAGATTTTTAACATAACTCGCTCGTTCTACATCACTAAGTTTTGATAAATCACCCTTTACCAAAGCCAACTCATAAGGATTAAAATTTATTTCTAATTTATTTTCTTCTTTTAATACAACTTCATTACTCATTTTATGCTCCTTTTTTGATTTTTAAACACATTGAAATACTTTCTTTATAAAACTCTTTAGGCACAGTAATATTTTTTTGCTCTAAAAAGCCCTTATAATCAATTGTAGTTCTACTTTGCGGATAAATTGTAATATCCAAACATCTTGCTTTTTCTCCATTTGCTAAGGCTATGAGTTCTTTTTTAAGACTTTCTAGCTTTTCTTTAATAGGTTTAATCGTGTTTTCAAGCCTTATAATTTCAATCGTTAGATTTTTTGCTTTAGTATCTTCAAGCTCTTTATATTCACTTTTTTGATCTATGATATAATCTAATATAAATTGCTTTATATTTTTAACCAACCATTCTTGATAAGCTTCATCTTTTGAAACTTCGCACTCTACAATCTCTTCTTCTTTATTCATGGCTACAAAAATGCATTTTTCTTTACCACTGATATAGAGTTGAAATTGCACTTGAGCGTAGTATTTATCATTTGGCTTTTTATTTCTTTTGATAAAATCATACTCATCTTGCGAATATTTAAACTCATAAATAACGCCGTTTTCATCCATTCCATCTAAACTTGCTATAAACATTTCATTTTCTAGACTTTGCAAAACTACAGGAGTGATACTCACGGAATGTAAAAACTCAACTCTAGCTCTAATCAAAGCTTCATAGTTATTGCCTTTTTTCATAGCTTCATTTTGATAAACTTCTTTAAGTCCCAAGATGATATCTTTTGCTTCTTCTTTGGAATTAAAAGCACCTTTGATACCTACGCAAGATGCTACCATCGATGCACCTATTTTTCCTTTTCTAAAATTTAACCATTCATGGCTACCTTGTTCTAAGTTAATTATTTTATACCGCATGATTAATTCCTTCTAATAATAAATTTGCGATTTTAATTTGTCCTTTGCCTGTGATTTTCGTTGTGCTTACTAATCTATCTCCATTTATTGTGCTGATAGTTGTTTCACTTACTTTAAAAAGCCCTTGCTCTATGCATTTTTGATAAGGTTTGTTATCACTCATTAAAAAGCCATTATCCCTTAAAAAAGCAAAAAGTCTTTTTTCTCCGATTTCAATTTTATTTTTTTCATAAAGTATTTTTGCGAAATCTCTTATTAAAATAGCATCATTAGTATCTTTTATACGATTTGCAAAGTGAATAAGTGGTGCGTTTTCTTTGGCTTCATTTTTTAAATTTACATTTTCAATTTGAAGCTTTTCATTTCTCTCTAAAAGTTCTAATTGCATTTGCAAACTTTCTTTTAATGAAAGCGGTTTATAACTTTGTTTTTTAAGCTCATTTTCTAAGTATTCTAATCTATCGATTATCTTTGCTCTTAGCTCAACACTATATCCACTCACTAAAATCAATACTTCTCTTTTTGGTAAGCGGTAACACTTGTAAAACTGCTTATTTTGTGGGTTTTGGTAGGTATGCTCAAATTTGAAGACACCCCCTTCAACCACTTTTTCTAAGTAAGTTTCTATATCTCTTGTAACATTTCTGTGTTCTTTTCCTGTAAGCTCTGCTATCTCTAAAGAAGTTAAGCTTATTTCTTTATTTTCATCTTTTCTAAATATTTCTAAATTCATTTTAATCTCCTTGGTAGTTTTTAACATAATCGCTTAAAATTTTAACTATTTGAGTTGCTAAAGGGCGGTATTCTTTATCTGCTATTTTTTGCAACTCTTCTTTTAATTCTAATGGAATTCTTATACTTAGCGGTTTTGTTTGTCTTTTCATAATTCTTTATCCTTTAATCTTTTTACTTCTTTAATAGCTTTATCATCATTTTTAAAAACGCCTATAAGCCCTAAAGCATCAAGTATTTTTATACGAAAATTACTAAGTTTTACATTGATTTTAATTTCTTCTTCTAGCTTCAATGAAATTTCATTTATAGCAGTATCTTTTAATGCTATTACACCTTTTAGCCTTTGAATTTCTTTTTCTAAATATCTTATTTTTTCATTTTTTTTACTATTTAGGAACATAGTTTCGACCTTTCTTTTATATAAAGAAGCTCATAAATTTTATTTTGCAAAGAGCTAATTTCTTTTATATTTTTCATATTTGCTTCTATTTGATCTTTTAACTCTTTTAAAAGTTCTATTTTTTCATTTTCAAGATTAGAAATTTCAGTTTTTAAAAATCTATTTTCATCTTTTAAAGACTTATTTAGCTTCATTTCTTTTCTATATTCATCTTTACTTAGTTTTATAATGACTTGTTCTTTTGTGTGATAAGCTTTCATTTTTTTCCTTTTAGATTAATGCTTAAAAGGGACAACTGAGTTCTTTAGAATAGGAAATAAAACAAAAAGGTAAATTCTCAAGTAGTTAATTTGTAAAAGTTGCCCCATTTAAGCATTAAAGGAGTTTAAGAAAAGCCGAGCAAATCTTGCAAGCTTTCTTAAACTCTTGATTTTCTGTCGTTTTTAAAGTGCAAGAAAACCTTTGAAAAATAGCACTATAAACAATAACTATGAGCCAAGTTTGTGGATAACTTGCTAACCCTTCCGCTATACAGAACTATCAACGCGATAGTAAAGCTTAATTTTCAAGCGGTCAAAAGCTTAAGAAAGCTCTTTTTTAAAGAACTTGTTAAACTTTCAAAAAAGCTTTTTGCATTGTTTTTCGAATTTTCTAACTCTCTCTAAAAATTCATAGGCATTTCTCATAAATTCATCTCCATAAGCTTGTAAAGAGATAGATATTTCTTCATCATCTTCTAAGCTTATTTCCAAAGAGTTTTTAAAATCTTGCAAGTTCGCAAATATATTTTCTAAATTCTCTTTGCTTTCAAACTCATTTGCAATTAATTCTTTTGTTTGGTTAGAAATTCTTTTTTCTTCTCTATCAAAATAAAAATCTGTAAAACTCATTTTTTCTCCCTTTTGTTTTGTTTATAAAAGTATATAATAAAGAAACTTAATTAAAATTTAATTTAGTATATTAATTAGAAACTTTTTTAAAAATATTTTTTGGTATAATTTTTTAATAGGAAGATGAAAAATCAAAAAAATCTTTAAAAATATTTTTAGAAAATTGGAAGGATTAAAATTTGAGAATAATACTAGCTTTATTTATATATATTTACGCCTTTGGGGTTGATGTATGTGAGCGAAGAGATATTGAAATGTCTGCATATATAGAAAAACACGCCGTTGGTTATAAAAACAAAAATTTTAACCTTTCAGAAGAAAAACTATACAAAAAATCTTTTAGTGATTGCTATGATAAAAAGAATAAAGAAGCTTGTTTGTATATTTATAATAATTTTGCTATAGATGAAAATTTTAAAATTGAGAGCAATATATTTAATTTGATTACAATAATGACTTATGTTGGTTTAACTCTTGATATAGACAAAGATAAAAAGTATAAAGAAATTAATCGCTTGATAGCTTTAGATAGTTGGAAAAAAGCGTCAGAATTGATAAATTTTGTTTTGAGTAAAACCAATGATACAAAAACTATAGAGGGGCTAAAATTACTAAAAAAGATGAGTGATTTTGAAATTAATCGGGCTTATGCATGTCCTTTGTATCATAATGATAAATTACAATCTGATGCAATAGACATGCCTTGTGCCTGTAAAAAAAATACTGCACTTTTAATAAAACCAGATACTATAAAACGAGCTTTTTTAAATTTAAAACTTTTATGTGATAAATACAAAGATAGCGTGAGTTGTGGAGTTGTTGGTGGACTTTATGAGAATGGAAAAGGTGTAAGGATAAATTTTAAACAAGCAAAAAAATATTATGGTTTAGCTTGTGATGGTGGTTATCAACTTGGTTGTGATGGATATAAAAGGCTGATGGGGTATTGAGAGTTATAAATATATGGATAAATTATTTGATATCCAGTTTTACTTGCTAATTGTTTTAGTATTTGGATTATATTTAAGTCTTAAGGTGTTGCTTGAAGTAAGCAATGGAAATTTAAAGTTTTTCTTTTTAAATCGAGACATATTGTTTTGCATTATAGTATTTGCTTGCGGATTCCCAGTATATACTATAGCCGCATATCTTTTTTCAAATTTTTCGTTAAGAAAATCATGTGTAGTTAATATTTGCTCAATAGCTTTTTTTATATCTCCACCTTTTAGCTCTATATATATAATTATTTTCTTTAAGTCGGTTGTGGTAGCAACATAATCACATCTTGTGACTTTATTTTCTATTTTGTTGGTATCTTTTGTATCAATTAGAATTTTATAAAATTTCTCTCCATTGCAATGTAACTCTAGCTCTACATTTTGCTCACATTTTAATATCCTATCATGCTCTTGCTGATTTGGTTCTATAAATCTATTTATCATCATCCAATTCTGCTATTTTGTAAAAATCATCCATTATTTCACTTGATGCGATATCTATATATTCAGCATCAATTAGGCTTGTTTCTTTATGTATAATTAATTCAACTTTTCCATTTTCTAATTTATAAGCCGCTAGGTCTTTGTGATCCATAATATTTTTTTTATTAATTATTTCATAAATATTATTTTTTTTATTATCGTGTAGTTTTTGTTCAACCATTGAAGCATATAAGATATTATTCAATGATGTTAATATATACGGGCTATGAGTTGAAAATATGATATTTGGTTTATTTTTTGAATTCCTAAGGCTTGCAAGATAATAAGCCATATTTTTTTGATTAATTGGAAATAGATTTGATTCTGGCTCTTCTATAAAAATATCCAAAGATGGTTTATTTTTCTGAGAAAAAAGAAATTTAAGAGAATCAACGCGTTCCGATATTTCTTCTTCGATTCTTTGGTATTGCTCTTTTAAATTGTTTTTATTTATAATGAATTTATTTAATATGTTTTCAAGAATAATTTTTTTAACGCTTTTTTGTTCGATATTATAATCATAGGCAAAATAATTACATATTATTTCTAATATACTAGCACTTTTCTCCCCAGAACTTGATTGTTCAAATGGTATTTTAATGTCATTATATTTTAAATAATATCTATCAAAATTTGCTTCTCTTTCAGATGTAAATGTTATATTTTTTATAATATTTAGTTTAAAGTTCTTTGAATTTTTAACACTTTCAATAAAATTTGCTATCATATCATCTGTATGGTATGATAATTTGATTTTTCTTTGTTGAGGAAGTGCAAACAACTCTGGTAAAAAATTTCTAGTATCATTTATAAATATTATTTTTCCAATTGGTTTTTTACTTTTTATTTGATGTATAGTTATATCTTCATTTTTTATTTCTATTATTGGAGTTTTATCATCTATTAATTTAATTTCGGTTTTTTTATTTATATAAGTATCTAACATAGATTCTTTAAGATATTCATTAAATTTTTCTTGACTTATAGAATTAAGTAATTTTGGATCATAAAACGATTGCATCCATTCATGTTTATATATCCATTTAAGCAGGCTAACTGTCCTTAAAAGGACACTCTTTCCACTTCCGCTTTTTCCTATAATTACTATAAAAGGTTTTAAGATTATTTTTGCTTCTTGTATAGGTCCTAAATTTTTAATTATTATTTTTTGCATTAAATATTACCTTATTAAAATATTTACAATTATATCTTATAAAAATAAAGAAAATGTTTTTGATATTAATTATAATTTTTGCTTTGTGGGATTTTAACCTTAAATATGAATTTTACCACAATTAACCTTATATTTTCTTATACTCTCATCTTCTACTTCATGATTTGGCACTTGGTAACATTCTTTAAAATTATCACCTTTTAAAATCTTAGTGTAAGAGCTTGGAATAGCAATTTGATTTCTTATTCTTTGTGGATTATTGTCATAATTAACCAAATTTAAAACTTCAATTTCTCCAAGCTTTAAAGCTACTTGTCTTTCTCTTTTTTCAATCTTGTTCCAAACCCTTTGATTGATCTGTGGATTTTGCGGAGTAATATTACTCATTAAAAAAGTGCTTCTTTGAGCTTGGGTTGTTTTTCTCATTGAAGCATTAGAAATAGTATGCCCTCTATCATAACCGCTGTTTTTATAATCACTCCATGTAGTGCGGTATTTTTTAGGTATATTTGTATCATCTTCAAAGCGTGGGCGTTTTTTGATTTGTTCACCTTTTAAATTATCCGCTTCTAATCTATAAGCTACGGCTTTAGTGCCTTTATAATTATAATCATAGCAATTTAGATAATAGAATTTATCTAAAACTTGTGAGCAGTTTTGTTTAGTAAAATACTTAGCAAAATCTTCGCTTGGCTTGTATTGTGTATAATCAGCTAAAGCTAGAGTGGATAACAATGGTAAAAGTATGAGTTTTTTCACTGGCAATTTCCTCTTTATTTTAATTACAATCTTTAGTCATAAATTTATATAGCGTGTTTTTATCCAAATGAAATGCAAATTTTTCATTAAATGGTGATATTGAAACCCTGTTATCTCCTAATAAATGTATATAAGCATTAGGTGAAACTTTTGAACATATTGTATTATTTTGATAATACGAAGTCATATGGATAATATTAGGAGTAAAATTAAATACATAAAAATAACCGAGCGTAGAAAAGCTCAAACACTGTAAAATAGCCGCAACTCCAAAAAATATAAAAAAGCAGATATGAACTTTATTTTTAAAATGGGTTGTTTTTATTATAAAGTTAAAAATTTTTTGAACTAAAAAGTCAAGATTTAGAAAAAATAAAGTTTTAAACATCTCTTTTAGTATCACTAATAAAAAAGATGTTGCAAGCAATAGTGATAAGATAAGTATTATACATATAATTATTACTGGGATAATAATTATGATATTAAAAATATTAATAACATAATTATAACTATCTGGAGTATAACCTACTATATTGTAAATTATATCTCTTGAAAAAAATTCAGCAATATAATACAATCCAAAAAAAACTAATAAATTATATATTTTAGCAATATTAATTCTTTTGGTAATTTTATATAAATCTATAAATGCTGGAATAAACAATAAAAGATATCCCATAATTGTTATAATCAAATTATTGATTTTAACACTTAAAATAAGAACAAAAATTCCTATAATATATGATAATGTAAAAGGATTTTTTATATAGATTATTATTTTATTTAAATTCATCCCACCACTTCTATAAAATTTTTAAAGGTTTCAACAGCCATTTTTGATACTACAGCACCTAAGATCTCGCATTGTTCAAATTCGCTATTATCTACTTTTTTATCCTCGTATTTTTTATTTTCAGAAACTAAAAAAATATAATCTTCAAAAGGTTCTTTTTTAATTTTTTTGCAAAATAAATCATCATTTTTTCTAAAAATAACAATATCTGCATTTGAAATAGTTTGAAGTGAATTTTTGCTTCTATCCACAATAATAAAATCCCCATTAGATAAAATAGGTTCCATGCTATCGCCATTAATTTTTATAATATCATAACTCTTCTTTATAGGTATATCTAAAATTTCTTTTAGAAAATTTTCATCAACGGAAACTATTTTAACTTCTTCACTTTGAGATGAGGTTCCAAGTCCTGCACTTGCATAAATATCTGGGAAATATCTGAAGTTAATTTGATTATCATTTCTAAAAACATCTTGCAATATCACTTCGTTGAAAGGAATATCCAATGCATTACATAAAATTTTTATATATTGTGGTTTAGGTTTTGTTTTATTATCTTCTTTAGACATCAACCATTTTTTTATTGTTGCTTCTGAGCTTTCTATGCCATTTTTATATAAAATTTCCATCAAATCTTGATATGTAACTTTTTTATCTCTATTTTTTAAATAAAATTTAAATTTTTCAGTATCAAAATGAAAATCGAATATATCTCCATTTCTTCCCATATTCTCTCCTTTTTTAGTATAAAAATTATACACTTTTTTCAAGCAAATAATGTTCCATAATTAGAAACATAATTAAATATTTATTAAGTTTCTTTATTTTATACTTTCGTTATGAAAAAAATAGATTTTTTTGATTTTACAAAAATATTGAGTAATCACTATACGGTTATTAGTGTTAAAAAGATTAGAACAAATAAATCACGCCCAAGCTTTAAAAAACAAATAGAGTTTAAAAAACTCTATGGAATACCTCATGAATTTTGGGTGGATGTTCGTAGCAATCTTATAAACATACCTAAGCGTGGGAGAAAGCGAAAGGATAGAGAATTAAAGTGATTAAACTAAAGGTTAAAAAATGGCTTTTATAGCGAGATTTTCAATAGGTTTTTTTAGTTTATTTTTTAATTTGGAAAATCTTTTAGGATGATTAATGCTTGATAGGGTATTTGAAATAATAGGATTATTTATTTTTACTTTGATGATGTTGCATTTTAGACTGTTTCTAGTGGCTGGTATTTCGGCTGGGATTTTAATATCTTGCATTTATCATTATCTAAAACGCATTTTTTATCACGGTAGTGAGGACAAATAATGTATTTAAATTTATCTTTTTTAAAAACCATTTCAAAAGGAGTTTTTTTTGTAACTAATTTATATCCTAAGTTAGGATATAGTCTTTTTGTCAAATCGTTTTCTAGCTTCATATCTTTAATACAAACTCTTTTTAGTTTTTGTTTTTTAGTTAAATATAAAAACAAAGGACGGATACTTAAACCAAATAAAACACCTATTAAAAAATATAACAAATTTTCTAAAGTGGCGGTTTTTAGCATTTCGGATAAGAAAGAATTAAACATAAAAAACCTTTTTAATTTAAATTATAACATAAAGGAGAGTTGGTGATACTAAATTTTATAGCAAGTTTTGATGTAGCTTTGGGGCGTAAAAGCCTAAGAGAGAGAAAAGGCTATTTGAAATTATCAAACACTATAGCTTATGGTGGTCTTAGTGTTGATGCTTTAGCATTGTATATTCAATTGGCAAAGCTTAGTGAAAAAACGATTATAAGTGAAATCTATCTAAGAGAGTTTATAAAAGTTAAAAATAATCAAAGAATTAGTTTAAATAGACTAAGAATTGCTAAAAAAGAATTAATTGAACTCAGACTTTTAGAAATTAAAAAGGTTAGAAATGGCTCTTTAAATTTTTATGAGTGGATTTTAAAAGATGAAAATTATCAAGTTAAAAAGCATTTTAACAAATCTTTATCTTTGCTTAAAAACAGTGATGAAAAGCTAAGCAAAACTCTTAAAAATAACACTTCATCAATCGACAGAAAATTAACTACTGAAAACGAAAAAAAAGAGAATTTGCATTATATAGAAACACACACGCACGCACGTGATAATAAATTTATAAATAATATAAATATCAATAATAATAAATTTATAAAAAAAGAGAATTTAGAAAATTTAAAAAATAATCAAGAAAAGAAAGAACGCGTTTCTAATCAAAACGCCTCTTTTGTGACGAGCTTTATTGATTTTAGCAAAAAGGAGTTAGAGAAAATGGCAAAAAAAGAGTTTAAAGTCCCAAATGCAAATGAACTCATGAGACAAATAATAGCTTTTAATGAGAAAAATGGCACAAACTTTGGTGAAGAGTTGGCTAATGATTTTATAGGCTATTGGGATGCTAGGGAATGGAAAAGAAATGGAAAAAGAATGTCAAGTGTGGCAGGAAGTCTTTATACATGGCTTAAATACGCTAAAGAAAATGAAGCAAGAAAAAATCAGCGTTTTAACAGAAAAAAAGAAGCCAATCCTAGTGTGGTTGATAGCTTGATGGAGTATTACGGAATGAAAGATGAGAACAAAAACAAGCTCTTAGGATGCTTTTAAGGAGTAAAAAATGCAAGAAAAAATACAAATTTTAATGGACTTATTGGAAATTAATAAGGCTCAAGCAACTGATATTGTAGGTAGATATTTGCAAGATGCAAAGGATATTCATGCTTTCTTAGATTTTTATTTCGAAACTTTAGAAAGAGAGAATATCGTAGGGACAACCTATGAGAAATTAAGAAGAGTTTGCAAAAGAGCTGAAATCGAGTTTAAAAAGCGTTTTGAAGACAAAGAAATTTTTTTAGAATGGTTAAAAAATAAATATAAAAATAGTCCATTTTTTAGATTGCTTGAAAGTGATTTTAAATACTCATATGTTTGTTATGATGGACAGGGCAACCTTTTTAAACGATTAGCAAAATCAATTAATATGTTGGTTTGTCTAAATAATTTTGGAGAATTAACCTACGAAGATGGAGAAATGCTAAAAAATAACAAATTTAAACACGCTTTAATAGATTTTATATTTAAAAATCAAGAGCGCATAGGAAAAGATATATATATAAATACTTCTTATAAGATAAAAGGATATACATCTTTAAGCCATGAAGAAGAATATAATAACTTTAAGAAGGTACAGAAAAAATTTTTTAAGGAGAATCAAGAAGAATTTCAAAAGAAAGTAAAAGTCAAAATGGCTTTTAAAAATATAAGCTAAATTTAAGAAAGTCTGAAATGGAAAAGTATATTTTAAAAATTGATTTAAAAAGCAACCCAGTTCCCTATAAAAGAACTACGCAAAGAGCTAAATTTGTATGTAAAGATTATCTTAAATATTTAGATTTTAAAAAACTCTTGCAAATGGAGTTTAGAAGACAAAATAATATTAGCTGTTTTCAAGCCTTTGATAAGCAAAAGAAATATGAGTTTTCTTTAAAAATAGGATTTAACAGCAAAAGGCATGGCGATGGGGACAATATCGTAAAATGCGTGTTAGATGCGTTATTTGAAAACGATAAGAATGTTTTAAAAGGCGATTATGAGATTATTAGTTTTAAAAAATCTTTTTTAAACTTAGAAATCAAAGAATTTAATTTTAAAGAAGGGGTGGCTTAATGGCTAGAATGATGACAAATGGCAAAAGTATGACAAAAGAAGAGCTTGTTTTAAAAATAGAGAGTTATTTTAATGAAAGAGTTGTCTTAAAAGAAACTAAGGAGAGTATTATTTTTGCACCTAAAACAAAAGTGGGATTAGCTGTGTATTTAGGAATTACAATGCAAACCTTAGGCGAGTGGGAGAAGGATAAGGATTTCGGAGAAATTGTATCTCAAGCTAAGCAAAAATGTGAAATGGATATTTTAAACCATTCTTTAATCGGTACTTATACTCCTAGCGTTAGTATGTTCTTGCTAAAAAATCAGCATGGCTACGTGGATAAACAAGAAGTAGTTAGCGATAACGTTCAAAAAATTGAAATTATAAGAAGTGAAATCAAATGAAATTAAAAATCGATTTTTCTTACACTCCGGCACAACTTAAAGTTTTTGATGATAAAAATCCACGCTTTATAACTGTAGCAAAGGGCAGAAGACTTGGTTTTACAAGGGGAAGTGCTAAGTTTGTTATCGAAAACTTGCTTTTAGGACAAAATGTTTTATGGGTGGATACCATACAAGCAAATTTACAAAATTATTACGAGTTATATTTTACACCTGAGTTAAAAAACTTGCCAAAAGATTTTTACTCATGGAGTGTGCAAGACAAGAAACTAATTATTAATGGAGCAGTGCTTCATATGAGAAGTGCTGAAAGAAGTGAAAATATCGAAGGTTTTGGATATGACCTTGTTATTTTAAACGAAGCAGGAATTATTTTAAAAGGCAGCAAAGGAGAATATCTTTGGTATAACGCCATACGCCCTATGTTGCTTGATAATCCTAAATCAAGAGCGATTATCGGTGGAGTTCCTAAAGGAAAAAATCTATTTTATGAACTTTGCAGAAAAGAACTCAGCGATAAAAATTGGAAACATTTTCAATTCTCAAGTTATGATAATCCATTTTTAAAAGAAGAGCAAATTAAAGAATTAATTGAAGAAGTAGGCGGAGAAGGTAGTGAAGTTGTCAAGCAAGAAATTTATGGCGAGTTTATAGATAGCTCGAGTGCTGAATTATTTTCTCTAAGTGAAATTGAAAATGCGATGAGCAAGAACTCTTTTAGTATTGAAAAAATGCAAGGAGAGAATATTTGGGGGCTTGATGTAGCAAGATATGGAGATGATAAGAGTGTTCTTGCAAAAAGAAAAGGTTTTGTAATTGATGAGATTAAAAAATACTCACAACTTGGAACTATTGAGCTTTCAAACAAAATATTAGCCGAATATAACCAAAGTGAAGATAAGCCTAAAGGAATTTTTATAGATACTTGCGGACTTGGTGTAGGTGTATATGATGTTTTATTAAATTATGGTTTGCCTGTATTAGAGGCAAATTCTGCAAATTCTGCAACAAGTAATGAATACTTAAATAAAAGAGCACAAATGTATTTTACTTTTGCCAAAAATTTAAAACATATGGAGCTTTTTAAAGATGAAGAATTAAAAAAAGATATGAGAATGATTGAGTATGAATATAGCGACAAGGGGCTTTTAAAGATAGTCTCAAAAGAGTATTTAAAAAAGAATTATGGCAAAAGTCCTGATGTTAGCGATGCGGTTGCATTAACCTTTTTTGAAAAACTATACAGTAGAAACAATACTAATGAAGATTGGAGTTATGATGGCTGGTGAGTTTTTAATGATCTATGATGCAATTGATGTAAACAAAATAAAAAAGCTTTCAAATTTAAGCGATGAGGCTATAAAGTCAAGTCTTGCAAATGAATTTTTAGAGCTTGTGTCAGGGTTTAATAATATTTCTAAAAAGAAATTTAAAAGAGAATTTGCGGAGTTTTTATTTGAAAAAGGAGTGAATGAAAAAGATATTTTAAAAATAACAAATTTAAGCAAAACAACAATATGGAGAATTATGAATGAAAACAAAAAGAACTAATGATGAGAGAGTGTCGTTTTTAACACAACTCATTAGCGAAAGTAAAAGTGGATATGAAAATTACAAACCACACTTTAAAGAGTTGCAAGATGCTTATTTGCTTGAAAATAAGGTAATGCAAAAATTGAGAAAAAGAAATAAATCAAGTATCTACATACCAAAAATAAACGCTAAGGTAAAGTATTTAATCACTAGCTTAAATGATGTGTATTTTAATAGTGAGAGAATGGCAGATATTGAAACTTACATTAATAGCGATGATACGATTATAGAGCTATGGCAGAATGCAATTGATTTTTATAGTGGTAAAATCAATATGTTTAAGATTTTTCAACCGCTTTTCTTAGATGTTTTACTTGTGGGAACAAGTATAGCCAAGGTTACTTGGCATAAAGGAATGCCACGCATTGAAAGAGTAGATATTGATAGTATTTATTTTGATCCAAATGCATTAAATAGCGAGGATGTAGGATATATAGTCAATGAAATTTACCTAACCTATAATCAAATCCATGAAAGACAAAAGCTAGGTTTTTATAAAAAAATTGAAATTAAAAAGCTTTTTGATGAAGATGATGAGTATAAAAAAGTAAAGCTTTATGATATTTATGAAAGAAAAAACGATGATGAGTGGGTGGTTTCTACCTTATTTGAAAATAATTTACTTAGAAATGAAGTTACTTTGCAAGATGGACAGCCTTTTATCTGGGGTTCAATGCTACCACAACTTAAAAAGATAGATAACGAAAACTATGTAAGTGCTTATGGCGAGCCTATAATGGCTTCTGCTATGCCTTTGCAAGATGAAATTAATATAACTAGAAATCTTTTAATAGATGCAGTAAGAACTCATATCATGCCTAAAATAATGATGCCAAAATCAATGGGAGTAAGCAGAGAAGATATAGAAACCTTAGGAAAACCAATATATACAGACGATCCAAAGGGTGTGCAAATATTACCACCACCAAATGTAAATAGTGCGGGAATGAATTTACAGCTTTTAGAAAGCGAACTCACAGAAGTTACAGGAGTTAGTCCACAAAACAATGGAGCTCAAACTGCACAAAATGAAACAGCAACAGAAATTAGCATAAAAGCACAAGAAGGCGGAAGAAGAAGTGCTGACTATATAAGACAGTATAACGAAACTTTTATAGAGCCTTTATTTGATAGATTTGCAATGCTTGTTTTTAAGTATGGAGAAGATAGTTTTTTTAATGGTTTTCAAAGAGAGGATATACCTAGTTTTAGATTTAAAATTCAAACCGGCACAGGTGCCATGAATAAAGAAATTAGACGTGCAGGAATTCAAGCTAGTATGCAAGTTTTTTCACAATTATATCAAATGTATATGAGCATAGGCGATGCAAATTCTGCTTATGGGATTATAAATGCTAGCAAAGAACTTACTAAAGAATTATTACCAATTTTAGGTGTAAAGAATGTAAATAGTTTATTTGCTTTTGAAAATAATGAAGATATTAATCCACAAATGCAAGGAGAAGCTAATGCTTAATATTGAAATTAAAAGTGATATATCTAAAACTAAAGGAGGAAAGAAATTAATAGATTTTATCAAAGCAAAATATAGCGAATGTTTTTATATAGCAAAAAATAACGATGAGAAAGAGTTAAGGTTAAAAGCTTTAGATACTATGGCTTTTTTAGACATAATAATCAATAAAATAAAGGATGAAGAAGATGGAAAATGATGCTTTAAAAGATTTAATAAATGCCATAACAGATGATGATAAAGGACAAGTTGCTAATAATGGCGACGAACCTACGAAAGTAGAAGATAATGAACCTATGCCGGTTGATAATGAGAACGAGCCTGATTATAAGGCGATGTTTGAAGCTTATAAAAGTGAAAATGACAACAAATTAAATGCTTTAATGAGTGAGCTTGAAGCTTTAAAAAATCCAAAAAAAGAGCCAAGCGAACAAGAATTACAAAGAGAGCAGTATTTAAAAGAATTAGGACTTGATGGACTTGATGAGAAATTAAAAAGGCTTGAAGAGCTTGATAAAAAGCAAAAAGACAAAGAAGAGCAAGATGCACTAATCGCTAAATACGCACAAGTAGAAAGCGAGTTAAGAAAAGCCTATCCTGATGCGGATTTAAAGGCTATGGCAGAACTTGCAACAAAATTAAATGGTTTAGGCGAAGGTAATATTGACAGCTGGAAAACCTTACTAAATTTGGTCGGAAAATCAAATAATGCTAAAAAAGCTGAAGATTTATCAAGTGCAAATAATAATGTAAGAACTAGTGATTTTAACGATAAGTTAAAAAAAGGCGAAGTTAGCGAGATAGATCTAGGTAAAGAATTATTAAGTTTAGTATAAAGGAGAAATTATGGATTTTATAACAGCTTTAAAAGGTGGTACGGGATTAGGATCTAGCTTTGCAGATACTTTGATGAAAACAAGCAATTTCACTCCAAATTTAGCAAGTAGTAGTAGTGGTTTTTTAAATGGATTAAAAAATTCTTTTAGTAATTTTGGAGATTGGTTATTTAAAAGTAGCGATACAAATAAAGTAACTAATTTTGATAGATTAGGAAATGTTTTAGGCGGTGCTGGTGCTTTATATGGTGCTTATAATCAGCAAAAGATGGCACAAAAGAATTATGAGCTACAAAAAGATGCTTATAACTTCAATAAGTATCTAGCTAATGAAGAATTAAATAGAAGAAAGAATATGGAAAATAAACTTCAAAATGTTTGGAGTAATTAAATAAATTTGGATTTAAGGAGTTTGTTTTAAAGGGTAAATCTTAACCCCTTGTATAAGGGGCTTTGTTTATTGATTGTTAATTTGCATTGACAACAATAATACAAAGTAGTATAATAACTATTAAGATTTGTAGCATCTTATTTCACCGCCTTTCTAGGTGGTAATTTAGTGCTAAGGGTGGCGACCCTTGGCACCACACCTTTTAAAATTATACACAAACTTCCTTAAATCCTTTATTTTAAAAGAAAGAATAAAGGAAACAAAATGGCATTTTATAACCCACAAAGAGTAGTATTTAATCCTGATACAGGCGTTATACAAAACGCAGGAAAAGTCGGTGGTGTCTTATATGACATCATGAGCAAAAGTTTTGATGATAAAGTTAAAGCTAATGAGTTTCAGCAAGAGCAAGATTTAAGAAAGCAACAAATGGAATTTAATCAGGCTATGCAAAATAATCAGCTTTTGCAAAATGAGAGAAACTTTGATTATCAAAAAGAAAGAGCAAATATAGCAGATCAGCAATGGCAAATGAATTATAACCAAAGAGCTAGACAATATGCCATGCAAAATGCTTTAAGACAGCGAGCAATAAATGCTAATAAGGCTTACAAGGATTTAAATTATCAAAAAGGATTATTAGAACTACAAAAATTACAAAATGAGATAAATACAAAACAAAAAGAGCAAGATTTATTAAATGGAGTTTTTAGTAATAGTCAAGGTTTTGATAGTCAAAACAATGCAAATTTACAAAACAATACAAGATATAAAGCAGATGCTCAGTTTTTAGATTTAGCAAGTAAACAAGGTAAAACATATGATACAACCCATGGTTTTTGGAATGGAGCTATAGAGCGTGGTTTTGGTGGATGGGGAAGTCAAAGCACAGATTTAAATGATGCAAGTGATTTATTCTTAAAAAGAATGCAAAGTGATTTATTAAGGGGTGGTAAAAATGCTAAATGGAATTTAGAGAATATACAAGCCAATTTCCCTATTAATGGTTATACTATGGAAGCAAATAATCAAAGGGTAGCTCAAGCATTAGCAGGAGAATGGTTAGCAGAAGCTCCAAACTCTTTTAAAATGGAATTAGCAGAAAGACTAGGAAACGCAAAAACAAATATTGAGAAACAAAGTGCTATAGAAGATTATAAAAATAATATGGATTTTTATAACAATTATGCTCCAAAGGTAAAAGCTTTTTATTGGGATGAAAAATACTCAAAACCTAGTAAAAATGCAGTAATTATAGGTAATTCAACAACTAATCAAAATATACAAAATGATTTAGCCAAAAATACATTAGAAGTGCAAAATCAAAATACACCAAAATTACATAGCGTTAGTTTTAATGGAATTAATGCTCAAATATCAGAGCCTGATGCTAATGGTAATGTAATATTAGTTAATCAAGCAGGTAGAAAAATGCAAGTTAGCATAGAAGAATTAAAAAAACAAGGATTAATACAATGAATATAAGAGAATTTTTATTAGAAAAACCACAAGAAAATAACATTATTTCATTTTTGCAAGATGGAGCAAGTCAAAGTGAAAATCAAAATACAAGTGAATATTTATCAAATTTAAAAAATGAAGTAATAAATGATTTTTATAAAAATAAAGATAAATATGCTAAAGAATATGAAAAATATAATTTCAAAGACCAAAATTTAACAAATCCTATGGGAAATATTAGTGAATATAAAAGGGATTTATATGATTATAATAAAAATCCATCCATGAATGCTGATGATTTAAGTAATTATATTTTAGATAAGCAATCTAAATTTAATGCCTCTAAACCTATTTTTGCTGATGATAATGAAGTAGTAAGAAAAAGTAATCAGTTTATGAGAGATTTAGGCGATGAGTTGCAAAAATCAGGGCGTGGAAGATTATTGCAAGATGATGATGGATCTTATTGGGTGCAAGATAATAATGGAAATTATTCTAAAGTGCAAGGTAGCACTATGGGTGATTTATATCGTGGATTAAGAGATAATGGTGCTAGTATGGCTTTAGGAACAGCAGGTGCAATTGGCGGTACAATGCTAGGTGGCGGAGTTGGTATGGTTGCAGGTGGTGCATTAGGTGCATCTTTAGGGGCAGGATATGATTACTACGGAAATACAAAAGATACAAATCAAGATATGAATTTAAAAGAAGCTCTTATGCTTATGGGTGAAAATGCTGGACTTTCTTTAATAGGAGATGCAGCTTTTGCAGGAGTTGCCAAAGGAGCAAGAGCTTTAAAAAATACCTATAATATGGCAAAAACAGGTGCACAAGCTGGTAAAGATATGATAGATGGCATGGCAGTAAAAGGTGGTAATTTAAAAGAAAATATAGGGGATAAGCTTAGAAAAATAAGCCCTAGCATTTTAAATGATTTGGCTTCACAAGGTAGCGAAACTTCAAAAGCTTATGCAAGAGAGCTAATAGAAAGCGGAAATAGAAATTATGATGATATATTGCAAAAATCAAGAGCTATGCCTTTAGAAGTTAATCAAGGAAATGCATTAGTTGATGGAGTGGCAAGCAAAATAAAAGATTTCTCAAATACTGCAAAAAATGGTTTTGTAAAAAATACAGCAGACAACGTAACTAATTCACTAAATAATATTAGTAAAAATATAGGCTCAAAAGAAGCAGCACTGAATCAACAAGATCTTATTAATCTTTCTTTTATGAATGATGATTTAGCTAATATGGCAAGAAGTGTTTTAGCAAATGATCCTAAAATGGCAAATAAGGTTGCAAACTCTTTACACTTACAAGATGAGGCTATATTAAAAGAGTTAAATTTAAATAATGCTTCTAAGGCTGATGAGCTTTATGCTTTAAGAGATGCTAGAGCAAAAAGAGCTTATGATGAATTTGGAAAAGGACTTGATAAACTAGATGAGCTTAATCCAAATGGTGTAAAAGTAGATAAGCAAACCATAGATGATATAGTTTTAAACTCAAGTGTTTATAGTGAAAGCACGCCAGCTATGATAAAAAATTTTATTCATGAAGTAAAAAGCGGTGCATTAGATGGTAAAAGCGTTAAAGAGATTTACGATAGAATTGATGCTATAGGCAATAAAATAAAAGAAAGCTCAAGTTACAACTATAAAGATTTTTTAAATAGCTTAAAAGACGCATTTTTAGAAAATATAGTAAAAAGTGCTGATAATCCCCAAGAAGCAAAAGAGATTTTAACCAAGATTAGAAAAGATTATGCAGATTTTAAAGTATATGATAAAAGTAAATTAGGAAAAAAACTAGAAGGAAGTGAAAAAGAGATATCAAAAGATATAGATAAAATACTTAATGAAACTAATCCAAAAAAGAATTATGAAGCTATAACAAAAGGACTTAATGATGATGAGATTAAAGTTTTAGATAATCAAATAATAACTAGAGCTTTAGAAAAAAATAAAGTAAATATAGGAGATGCCAATAATCCCAAATTTGCAGTAAATTATAAAGCGGTCATGGATAATTTTGAAAACTTTAAACCAAAAAGCAAATCAGGACAAGAGAAGATTGAAGTTTTAAAAACAATAGGTGATTTACGTACTAACTTTGAAACTGTAATAGATGGTATTTTAAATTCAAAAGCAAAAGAACTAGGACATGGAATAAGTACAAATTTCATAGAAAGAGCTAAAACAATGCTTGTTAATAATTTCACTGATTATATAGCTTTTTATTTTATGAGATTATGGGAAGTTGGCAAAAGAGCTGGAACAAGAATACAAATGCGAAGGGGGTTTAGCAATATAAATAATTTAAAAGATTTTGATAGATCGGCTAAAGAATTTATAGAAAGTATTAAAGATAAAACACTCAAAGAAGAAGCACAAGAGGCTAGAAAAGAATTTAATTCAAAAGTTAAAGATTTAATCAAAGGCGACAACTTCTTCATGGGTAAAGCTGATCCTAAAGACAATTCTTTAAGATTTATAGGCAAAAATGGCAAAGAGTATACTATAAATAAAGATGTTAGAAATGAATGGATGAAAACTTTCAATCTTAAAAATATCGATGATGAATATATCCCTAATATACCAAAAGAAGCAAAGATAGCTTTAAAAGATAGAGAAATAAAACTTACAAAAGGAAGTTTACTAAAGCTGATTGAAAAAGATAGAATTAAATACATACCACATATCAAAGAAACTTTAGAAAGCCCACAGGCAATCTTAAAAGATAAAGATGATTTTATTTTTATTAAAAATATAGATAATCAAACTTATTTTACAAGTATAGGTAAAGACTATGAAACGCACTTGACTATAATTAGCAATTCACCAAAGAAACAAAATAATATAAAAAATAAAATGAAAAATGCTGAAGTAGTGTATTATAATAATGCGAGAGCCTTACCGACATCTAGGGCATCTTCAGAGACAAAGCAAGTGTCGTTCTCTAACGAAAATTCTACCCAAACTAAGCCTAAAACAAACTTAATGGATGATATAAAAAAGAATATTAAGGCAAAAGAAGTAAAGAAAAAGAATAAAAAAAGCGTAAAACAAAGTCTTGATGAAAAAATACAAAATGATAAAAAGGCTAGTGAAGATATTCTAAAAAGATATGATAATTTTCTAAAAGAGAATAAAGATTATAATTTTGATTTTTTAGATAATATGAATTTAAATACTGTTGAATACAACTTAACTAGACAGATGATAATCAATGCCAAAGAAAGCACAAATAAAGGTGTAAAAAAAGATATTCCAAGTGCTTTAAGGGGTAAAATAGAAAAAGAATTAAACATACAACCTTTAAAAGAATTTGGCGAAAATTATGCAGAATATTATCACGATGGAAAAGGTGCTTTACAAAAACTACTCATTGAAAAACAAGGACAGGTAGCAGGTGCTTTTCATAGAAAAGATTTAGGGGATATTGATTTGGTTTGGGGAGATGGAAACTTTGGATTAAGTCATATTGTCAATCGAAGAGAAGAAGATTTCATTAAACAAGGGTTAAATAAAATAGAAGCAAAAAATAAAGCTTTAAATTTTATAAAAGAAATAGAAAATATTATAAATAATGGAAATGTAAAAAAAGGTAATAATAGAGCTTTTATTGATGTTAAGAATAGTAGAGTTATGGTAGCACTTGATTATAAAGGTAAAGATAAAAAGTGGATTATAACTGCATATAATTTTTATTAATATATCGCCCCTAGCTTAGCCGATACGCACTAAAGCTAGGCTTAATACTGACACTTTAAGCGTGAGTAGTGTCAATGGCGATTATCAATTATAGCATAAATTCATGTAATTATTTTTTAAAATATAAAAGATAATTGAAAAGGAGATAAGACAAATACATGGATAGTTGCAAACTATGAATTACAATAAGAGAAGTGAAAGTTTATATACATCTTTCGCAATTGTAAAGGGCGAGATTCTGCCCTTAAGCTCTTAATCAAAATTCTAATAAACAAAACTAAAAACAAAAATAAATTAGTTTTAATTTGTCTTGTTTTTAAAAATATCTAATTTATTTCAAAACACACTATATTTGAAATAGTCATTTTTGGAAAAATCCTTAAAACTAAACTAAGGAGAATTCAAAAATGGCTTTACCTTCAATGGGACATACCTTACCCGCAACGGAAAATGTTAAATTAAAACAATCAATATACGAAACGATTATTAAAATCGGAGCTACTGAAACACCAATTTTAAATAAAATAGGTACTTCAAAGGTTACAAATCCTTTAACTCATAGTTGGATTACTGATACTTTTGAAGAACCAAAAAAGAATGCAAATTTAGAGTTAAGTAAATTTGTAGGTGAAACAAAAAACACAGCTCAAAAAACTACAAATGCTACTCAAATATTCATTACCGAAGCCATGGTATCAAAAGCTTTATTAAAAGCAAATCAATATGGTGGTAATGAAATGGAGTATCAAATAGGCAAAAAAACCAAAGAACATAAAATGGATATGGAATATGCTTTATTTGGTCTAGGCAGAGATAGTGATGTAAAAAAATCAGTTTTCAAAGATTATGTTCAAGCACAAGAAGCAACAAGTGGAGAAATGGCTGGACTTTTTCATTATATCGCTAAAGGAAAAGATAGCTTTGCTGATGGAAAGCGTGGAAATGTATTAGCTTTTGATGAAACAGGAGATTGGAGCGGAACTGCAACAGAACTAACAGAAGATAAACTTAATCAAATTTTGCAAACCATTTGGAATAGCGGAGTTACGCCTAAAGATGTCTTTTTAGGAGCTGACTTAAAAGGAGCTATTAACAAATTTGCTACAAGAATTTTAGGCAATGAAACAAAACTAGCAGGACAAGTAGTAAGCCTTGAAACAGATTTTGGAACGGTAAATTTCCATATGCATAGATTATTAAGCCCTAAATATGGTTTGGGTGATGTTTTAATTGCTGGAGATTTTGAGTATATGAAACATGGGCTTTATATTCCTACTATGATTGAAGATGTTCCAACTGATATTACTGCAAAAGCAAAAAGATTTTATACGCAAAGCACTTTAGAAGTAAGAAATGCTGATGCTTTTGCTATAGGAGTGGGATTAACTAGTGGAAATAATGCAAAGGCTAAAGCGGTTTTAAAAGCAGCAAAAGGTGCATAATGCTTTGTGCTACGGCTAAAAAACTCATTATCGCTAAAGTTAAAAATTCTTACAAAATGATAGAAGATGATGAAGTTTTGAAAGCCTATTTTATGGAAGCATTTTATTATATTTTATCAAAATGTGTTCCTAGCGTTCTTTTAAAAAATGTAGAGCAAGGCGAAAAAGTTTTTAGGCAAGTTAGGAATAATCATTTTTTGATTATTCCTGATGAGCCTGATTTTGACAATGAAAAAGAACATTTAATGATAGATGAAACACTTAGTTTTGCTGTGATTAATTATGTTTGTTATTTGATTACAAGATGCGAAGAAAAAGACTTTCTGGCATTATGTGACAAGATAATTTATGAGTATATAGCTAATGATGGCAAGGAGCTTGATGATGAAAGAACATGGTTGTAATTGTAATTTCACAAAAAAATTTAATAGAGCTTTGAGTTATAAAGACTATGTGCAAAGTATAAATAGTGCTGATTTTATAGCTTATTTAGATGATAAAAAATGGCTTTTAGCCATGGATGATCTGCTTTTCTTTTGTGAAAAGAGAATTAAAGATAGTGATTATTATGAAGGTTAAAAATGGGAACAAGCTTAAATGAATTAAAAACAGGTAGAGAAAAACTTGAAATCATAAATCAAGTTTTAGCTAGAATAAACAGCATTTCAGAAGCAATAGACAATACAAGACTTGATGAAGTTGTAGGCTTAAAACAAGCTTGCGAATCTTTAAAAAATGAATGTTTAAAATTTAAAAATGATATTGTAGATAAAAATGATGATATTTTAAGCAAATATGATGATATTAATAAAAAATATTCAAATATAAGTGAAAAATACAACAATGTAAATGCAAAATTTGATTATATTAAAGAAGCGTATGAAGATTTTTCTTTAAATAAACAAGAAATACAAAACATTAAAGATTTTTTAGAAAATAATACAGAAGAATTTGAGAATTTAAAAAAAGATATACAGAAATATGAAGAAATAAAATTTAATTTAGATAATTATATTAATGAAATTAAACAAAATAAAGATTTTGTAAAAGAATATTTTGATTTGAACACAAAAATTAAAGATGAAATTTTAAGTGAACTTAATCATGCTTTAGAAATTGTAGATAGCTTACATTTAAATGTTGATGAATTAAAAGAAATAAAACCTGAATTAATAAGTATTAAAAAAGAAGTAAAAGATTTAGCAAATGAAGCAAAATTAGTAGTAAGTGAAGCAAGCGAAATTATAAAAAATAAAATTAACACTATATTCTTTGAAAACCAAAGATTAAATCAAGAAATGATAGATAGTGTTAAAAAGCTAGAAGAAATTAAATTTGATATTGGAGTTAAATATAAAGAAATAGCTAGTGCATATGAACTACTTTTAGAAAGCAAGCAAAATATAGAAGATTTAAGAGAAGTTATAGCTTTATATAAAGAATTTGAAAATGATATAACATCTTATTCCCAAATTATAAAAGATTTTAAAAGTAAAATAGAAAATTTAGAACGAGATTTAAAATCACAGTCTGAAAGTATCTACTCTTCTTTAAATGATAAACAAAATGAAATATTAAAAAAATTAAATGAAGTAAAAAATGAAGCTTTAGTTAAATTTGATGAACTTACAGCAAAATGTGAAGGGTATAAAATACATTTTGAGCAAAGTTATGATAGGTTTAATCAAAGAGCTTTGATAGCTAATGAAGATTTAGGTAGGTTAGCTGAAGTTGCTAAAAAAGAACTAGGTAATGATAAGTTAATTTATGAAACAGAATTAAAAGTTTTAGCTGAAGAAACAATAAAACAAATGGAAGAAATGCTCAAAGGTTTAAGTGATGAAAGAAATGAAGTCACAGAGGTTTTTGAAACTCAAAAGAAAGAATTTACTACTCTTGTAGATACTTCTAAAGTTATGATTGACAACTTAAATCATATTTTTAATGCGAATTATCAAGCAAAGAAAAATGAGTTTAGTATTATTTTTAATGAAAAATTGCATAGTTTAAACGAGAATAAGCAAGATTTTTTAAATGAGCTTGTGAGCGCAAAAGAAAACGGACTCAATAAAATAAATGAAACAAAAGAGCAAAGCCTTAATGAAATAATCCAAACAAAAGAACAAGGACTTAATGAGCTTGAAACTAAAAAAGGTGAGTGCATAGATGAGATTGACAATCAAGCAAGAATCTATGATATAAGTGGTGTTAAGGCTAATGTTGAATATCTTCTTTCTTTGCTTAATGAGAAAGATGATGGTAAAGATGATGGAATTAAAGATGAAATTGCAAATATAGAGCAAGGTATAAAAGATAAAGAACAAGAGCTTGAAGAGATAAAAAAGCAAATTGAAGAAGCTTTAAACAATAATGATGAATTAAAGCAAAAAAATGAGGAATTAAAGGAAATTAAAAATCAAATCGATGAGGCTTTAAGTCAAGAACCACCTGCTGATACAAGCGAACTTGAAGAGAGAAAAGAAGAACTTGAAAATCAAATTGCTGAGCTTGAAAAAGAGATTGCTGGTGAATTAATTAACAAAAAAGAGGAAATTGAAAAAGAACTTGAAGAAGCTAATCAAAACTTAGAGGACAAAAACAATGAGTTAGAGCAAAATGAAAAAGATAAAAAGCTAATTACACAAAAAGTATTAGATATAACTATTAAAACTTTAGAAGCACTTATAGATACAAAAGTAAGTTTAAATGGCGATGAAGAGATAAATGGAAATAAAACTTTTGCTAATCCTATTTTAGTAAAAGTAGATCCAACTAATGATAACCATTTAACAAATAAAATCTATGTAGATACCGCTTTAAATACAAAAGCAAATTTAAATGGAGATAATATATTTAATGGCACAAATATTTTTAATAAGGCATTAACTTCTCCAATCGATCCAACAAATGATAATCACTTAACTAGAAAATGGTATGTAGATTATGGTGGTGGAATTAAAAATCTTGGCACAACTGGCAGTATAAATCTAGATTTAAGACAAGCTCAACATTTTATTTTAACAGCAAATGCAGGAACAAGCATAGGAATAGCCAATTTTGGAGGAGTAGGAAAAAGCGGAACAATAACCATAAATAATTGTCAAAATGTAGTAGCTTTTAATGCCCCTTTTAAATTTAGAATAGCTCAAAGTGGATTTAGTAGCACTGAAACTTTTGCTTATTTTTGCATAGCTTCGAATAATGTAAGATTAGTAAGGACTTAAAATGAATTGTCTCCTTCTTTCTAATAATGGTATAGCACTAAATTTACCTCCATCTTTAGGAGGCTCGGTTGCAAATTATAATTATATGTTAAAGCTAGACATGATTTATAAACAAGCAGTGGTATTGCCATCAAATATTAATAATAAAGAAGTGGTTATGTTAGGCGAAGTTTGGACGACTGGAAATATGTCTAATAAAACTTCTGGAAATACTTTAGAAATAACTTGGAATAATTTTAATTCAAAAGTAACACTACATGCTTTAAGTAAATATTACACTGCCAATGCAAAAATCAAAGTAGAGAAAAAATTCAATTTTGGAAATATAAATAACTTACAAATAATACTAAGTTCTTGGCAAAGCGGTAGTGCAAATGCAAGTGCTGGTTGGAACTTAAATGATGGGGATAGATTAAACCCAAGAGCAAATTTAACATTATACTGGAATTAAGAAAGGGTAAATATGTTTTATGATTTAAAAAATAAAAGTTTAAAATATGATGATATTTTTTTAAAAGATGTAAAAATACAAAACGAAGAAGGTGAAATTGATGCACAAGATACTTATTTTTTAAGTGCTTGCGATGATAAGCTTTTAAAAGAGCTTGGTTTTGCTAAAGTTAAAGAAGAAGAAATCCCAAGTTTTAATGAAAAAATTGAAGAACTTCGCCAAATTCAAACTTATGATGAAGAAAATAATCTTTATATTATTTCTTATGAGATTAAAGAAAAAGCATTAGAAGAGTTAAAAGAATTAAAATTAGAAGAACTAAAAGCTATAAAAGAAGAAAAGCTTTTGTTTATGCCTTTTAAAAATACTATATTTCAAATTGACACGGAAGCAAAAATTAATATTAGCGGAAAAGTTAGCGAGATAATGTTAGCAAATCTCAATAATACTCCTTTGGAAAATATTGCTTGGATTGATAAAGATAATAAAATCATTACATTTAACAAAGAAGAATTTTTAGAATTTGGGGTTGGTATCGCTAAATATACTGAAAGTATTATTTTTAAAAATGATGAACTAAGAAATAAAGTGAAAAATGCCACATCTTTAGAAGAATTAAATTTAATTGCATGGGAGAGTGAAAAATGAGTACTGAAAATATAATAAAAGAAGGTGCTATACTCGGTTCTTTAAGTGGATCTGCATTATTAGGATTGATGGTTTTTGTCTTAGCTGGGATTGCATGGCATTTATATAAAACTTTACATAAAGAAGCTGGGGAAAGAACAAAAGAACTTATAAGTGAAACCAAAAATACTAATGCTCTTATTAGGGAACAAATTGCAGTATCCAGAGCAAGTAGCGATAGTTTGGTTAAATTTATAGAAACACATTGCTCAAAAACCAATGACAAGCTAGAAGCTATAGAAACAGATCTTATGAGAATGGATGAAAGGCTTGTTAAGCTTACTCAAATAAGAAATGATGAATTAAGAAGTATTTTTAAAAAAAAGGAAAACAATGACTAAAACAGAATTAAAAAGGGTTTGTGTAAAGCCATACGATAAGGACAGGTTTGAAGTGATACAAGATTATGAGTTTATTTTACCAAATTACAAAGGCATTGTACCACAAGGCTTTAAAACTGATGGAGCGAGTATCCCACGCCTTTTTTGGTCTTTGTTTCCACCTTTTAAAAGTGAGTATTTTAGTGCTTGTGTAGTGCATGATTTTTTATGTGAAAAAGCAAAATCAAGAAAAGATTACAAACTTGCTGATCTTGTTTTAAAAGAAGCAATGCAAGCTTTAGAAATAAATAAATTTAAGATTTTTGTTTTTTATTGCTCTTGTAATTTATTTCATCAGATCAAATGTTTAATAAAGGGGATAAGATGAGTTTAGAACAGGTTATAAATACTCAAAATGAAAGTTTAAATCAAATTATAAGTAGTTTACAAGAATTAGTTTTAAGTTATAAAAATGGTAATTTGAGTTTAGAAGATGTTAAAAAATTAATTAACGAAACTATTGAAAATATATCAAATGATTATATAAAAGAAAGCGAGCTAAAAGAAAAACTAGAAGCCTTGCTAGAAGAACTTAATATCAATGCAAATATCAATGAAGAGAGTTTAAAAGAAGTTGTATTAAAAGTTGTTTTAGAAAATAAAGAAAGTTTAAAAGGTGATAAAGGAGATCCTTTTACTTATGAAGATTTTACAGAAGAACAGCTTGAAAATTTAAAAGGACAAGATGGAGCTAAAGGAGCTGATGGTAAAAGTGCTTATGAACTTTGGCTTGAAAATGAAGAAAACACGGGAAAAAGTCAAGATGAATTTTTAGAAAGTTTAAAAGGCGATAAAGGCGAAGATGGTGATAAAATTAGCGATGAAAAATTAAGGCAAACCTTAGAAGAAGTTTCTAAACCCTTGCTTGAAGAAAGTTTTCATCAAGTAGGAAATACCATAAATAACACTTTAAGTATTGTTTCAAATGCTTTAGAAAAAAATGCTTTGCTTTGCAATATCACAAACACACCTCCACCAGAACAAACACAAACAAATAATGGTTATAAAAAAGGATTTATTTGGATAGACAATTCAAAAACTCCAAACGATATTTATGTAAGTGATTTTACCTCGTGGATTAAAGTAGAGCTTAGCAAAGAACCAGAAGTAAATAGACTTAGATTAACAGTACAAACAGCCTTACGAGGTGGATCTGTTTGCTTAAGTGATGTTAGATTAATAAAGGAAAATAAAACTGCTATTTATGCTAAAAATATTCAAATAGACAAAGAAAACAAATCAGCCACAGGCTTATATGATATAGATGGAAAAGAATATGAAGTAAGAATAAGTTCTACAATCAATGCTGACTATGGCGATTACGATTTAATTACGGGTGGTTATATTTGTGGAACAAACTTAGCGGTTTTAACACCTTATGAATACATTTTAGATTTTGATAAACCTTTACCAAAAAATATCATCGGTATTGCTGCAAAACCAACAGGTTATTCTCAAAATTTTTCAAGTTATTTAAATATTGAAGCCTATGTTTCTTCTATAGGAAAACCTTTATTTAGCTTAAATTTTACAAATTCATATTATAGCGATGCAATAGCAAGAGATTATACTTTAAATATTAGAGATGGAAGTGAGATAACTTTAAATTAAAAAAGGAGAAAAAATGAAAATAACAATTAATAGAAGATACACAGGTAAAACTTGTGTTATTGGGAAATTTAAGGTTTTAGATGATGAAGAAAAAATTCTTTTTGAATGCTTTTCTTTGGAAAGAAAAGAAGAAGGACTTGAAAGTGGTAAAAATTTAAGAATTCCTGCTGGAGTTTATGATTTGAAAAGACATATAAATTCTAGTTTTAATGATAAAGGAAAAAAAGAAGTTGCAGGAGTTATTGTATTAAAAGAAGATGATAGCGTTTTAAATATTTATAATAATGATGTGGATTTTGAAAGACATATTTTAATCCATTGGGGAAACACTTATAAAGATACAAAAGGTTGTATCTTGCTGGGGCTTACTAAAGATAATAATAATGAAAGTGTCGGTCAAAGCAGACTAGCTTGTAAAGAATTTTATGATTTGATGTATGGTAAAAATCTTGAAGACATTAAATTAGAAATAACAAATGAGTTAGCATGAGTTCTATATTTTCATATATCCTAGGAGATAAAAAACTTTATATTGCTTTAGTACTTATGACAATTTTAGCAGGGTATTTTTATCTAAGACTTGATAGCACTCAAGCAAAATTAGAAAAAAGTCAAAGTAATTTAGCTTTGGCTTTAAAAATAAATGAAAATAATCAAGAAAAATTAAAAGAATTAAATCAAATTCATAAAACAGAATTAAAGGCTTTAAATGAAGCAAACAATCAAAAAAATCAAGTACAAGAAAGGGTGCAATATGTTAAAGAATACATTTATAAAAGCAATGAAAATAATATTACCAAGCTTTTTAACGATGTCGTTGATAGGTTGTGGGATGCAAACTCAACAAGTAGTAACCAAAATAGAAATTCAAAAAGTAAGAATTCCGCAAGAACTACTAACATTAAGCCCCCTTGAAAAGCCAAAGGCAAAAAATGAACTAGATATTTTAAATGCTTATTCTATGCTTTTTTACAAATACAAACAGTGTGAAATTCAGATAAGCAAAATAAAGGAGCTAAATAATGAGTAATACAAATGTTGATTACAACAAAAGACTTGAAGCATTTAAAGAAATTTATCCGCAAATTTTAGAAATGAGTTTAGCAGAAAAATCTCCATTTGGAGAATTTAAAAAGCTTTTAGAACAATTTGGAAACGATAATGTTATAAGAAATGACCAACAATTTCAAAGCTTGGCACAAGCGTTGGTAAGTGTTGGACAAACCATAGTGGCTCAAAGTCAAAATACAGCTTTATCCATGATTTTACAAGGCGATGAAAACGAGCTTAACGCTGAAAAAGCTTTACTTTTAAGAGCTCAAACAGAAACAGAAAAAGCAAAACCTGCATTAATAGCTAGACAAACTTCACAGATAGATGATAATTTAAGAATAGAAGCTGCAAAAGTTACACAGAGTGTTCAATTTGGATATTGTACCGGTGGTCTTGATATACCACAAGAAATTATGAAGCTTGTTAAAGAAAAGATAGAAAATATAGAAAAGTCTTCATAATGCTTATAGATGAAAAAAGGCTTATGAGAAATTATACTCTTAAGCCTGCTTATCCATCAAACATAGGAGAATTGGATACACAAGAAGTATATAAACAATGGTTTACCTATGCTATGATAGGTGTAAATAAATATGTTGAGCTTTTACATAAACAACTTGTAAGAAAAGGTAGAAGTCAAATTCAAAATATAAACCATCCGCTATTTAAAAATTCGTATATAGTGAAAAAATATAACATTAAAAGTTCTAGCACTGCACCTTATAATAAGGAAAACTATAATGATTTAGGACTTAACCAATTTTTCGTAGGGCAAGATCCATACAAACCTTATCAGGGAGATCCTAGTAGTGAAAATGGAATATATCATGATATTTGCGAAATAAGAACTAATTATAATTTAGGAAGTATGCAGTATTATTATGGTTTTCCAAATAATTTAGCTCTTTTATTTGAAAAAGAAAAAGCTTGGAAATATAATGGAAAAGGATTTTTTTATATTGATGAAAAAATAAATTTCAAAGATATATTAAATAAGGCATTGGAAAATATAAATTATGAAATGCTTATAAATGATATAGAAGTAGTTATTTTTTCTCAAACCATCCAAAAAAATAATGAATGGATATATCCTAGTATTGATGATATTAAAATACCAGAAATTAAAGTAGAAAATGTTGAATTTAAACCAACTTTTGGAAAACCTTATAAAAAATTATGCATTGATGTTGAAAAATTTTATAATGATTTTAAAGAATTAAATAAAAATATATTTAGAATCGAAAAAGTAGAAATAACCTATAATGTATATGAGAAAGCACAAAAAACTAGAGAGAGTGATCCGAGTAAAATATATTATACTTTAACAAGCAAAAAGATATCTTTTTTTGAAGTATTTAACTCAATAAAAGAAAATTATAAATGCAAATATGCAACTCCTTTATGTTTTTATAATGGGTTTAATTTAGTTTGTTATGAAGAGCCTTATGTTGCTTATTCTTACCTCAATAATCAAAGCTTTGGAAAAAAAGATACAAGTGTTACGCCAAGCGTATATCCGTTATATAGAAAAAGTTCAAATTTGCCTTATGGGCGTAGAGATAGATGGTTTGCATTATGGGATAGTTTTTATTATCTTTATGTATACGAAAAATCAAGCAAAGGAATTTTAAGCTTTTTGGCACCTATTGTTACTATTATTTTGGCTGTAGCTACTTGGTGGATTGGCGGACAAGGTGCATGGCTAGGAACATTGATAGGAGTGAGTGAGAATGTAGCTGCGGGTATCACACTAGGAATTAGCTTAGGTTTAGCCGTGGGTTCACTTACTGGAAATAAATTATTTTCAATTCTTAATGCTGTTTGGGGTTTGGTTAATTTTTTAGGTGCTTGGGGTGCTAATAATTGGAATTTAGCTGCAGATTTTACAAAAAATACAGCACAAGCAGCACAAGAAATGTCAACTTTTGAATCAACTTTAAATATTATTGGAAATTTACTAAGTGGAGCTAGTAAGATTTATGATGTTGTTCAAAGCATTACAGCAGATACTCCTGATATGATAAATGAGCAAAGCGATGATTCTGATAATGAAGGTGGAAATGGAAGTGAAGCTGAAGAATTAGCAAAAGATGCAATTAATCCAACTTTATGGTATAATTTTGAAACTGCAGATATATTAAATGAAAAAATAGAAAAAAATAGAAATCTTATTTTTACATTCTAAAAAGTTATTGACCTATCTATTGACTTTGTAAAAATATATAAAATAATTATATGTAAATATAGGCAATATCTCTATATTATTCAAATCTCGCTAACCGCACCATTTATACTGCTAACTACATAAATTAACATAAATATAAAACTTAAAAAATATCTATAAAATAGGACTTTAAAACTATCTAAAATCTAAATTAAATTTTTCCATTAAAATCCATTTTAAAAATTTTTCCCTAACTTTTCTCCTAACTTTTTATTTTTTGTTTTAAAAAGTTAGGAGAAATTAGCTTAAGGAGTTTATTTTAAATGCTTACACAAAAAGACATAATAAAAAAGATAAAAACTATTTTTATAAGAAGTTTTTTGTATTTGATTATAAAGATATCCAAAAATAAGAAAATTAACAAGAGACTAAAAGTATTAAGGTGCATTGATTTGCGGAAAGGAAATTCTATCACACAAATAATCAATAAGATGATAAAATATTTATTCAAAAATACTATAATTAAAGCATATTAG